CGTTTACTGCAATATCTGTTCTCCCAGGTATATCTTTAATACCCAATTTTATTAAATTATCCTCTTCTTCTGTCCATCTTTTTCCCATAATTGCAATTTTAGTACAATTTAACATAAATGTCAACAACTAATTTTCACCACCCCCCAAATTTTACTCCTTGACATTTAACCCATTTTCAGTTATACTTAATCCAAATGATGAAAATTCACCCCGGAATAACAATATGAACGAAATCACAAAGATCACCCCTGAAAATTTTGAGGTTGCCAACTCATACCTCAAGTATCAGAGCGCAGACGAAGTCGCGCAGATCTACAATATCACCCCCGATGCCGTCCTCTCTATTCTAGAAAAATCCGAAGTTAAGCGTTACATTGATAACGTATACCTTGAGCAGGGCTACAGAAACAGAAATAAGCTCGGAGCCCTACTTGACCGAATTATAGAACAGAAAGTCACCGAGGCAGAAGACACGGGAATCTACACCAAAAAAGACCTTCTAGATATTCTAGAACTTCAGCATAAAATGCGCATGGATGAAATCAAGGCCTCTCAGAAGGAGATGCCAGGAGTAGCAGTTCAAATCAACAATACTGGCTACAGTCAATTAATGGAGAAACTACTTGGCGGAACTTAAACGCGGATATTACAAATGGACAGATGAGAACGGAGTTCATCATAAAGTCCCACAAGCTGAATATGAGGCTAGCCAAAAGCAGTCTGAACTTGAATTAACAACGGAGATCCCAAGCTTTGCTAGAAATTTCGAGGAGTGATGTCCCCCACGACTACATAGTTCCTAATGGGCAGTTTATAAAGCTGCCCATTGAACGTTATATGCAAGACTTTCACCAGATGGAGCCTATCCCTAGCCAAATAGCTCTTATTAATGCTATAAATCGCTATCGTTTTGTTGTTGCAGCGCTCTCACGTAGACAAGGTAAAACCTTTATTGCAAATATTATCGGGCAACTCACAGCTCTAGTCCCTGGGTGTAACGTACTCATTATGAGTCCTAAATATGCACTCTCGCAGATTAGCTTTGAGCTTCAACGTAAACTATTTAAAGATACGGGAATTAAACCCACAAAGGACAATGCAAAAGATAAAGTTATTGAGCTTGAAAACGGCTCCACAATTAGAATGGGTTCGGTCACTGAGGTTGACAGTTGTGTTGGTCGTAGCTACGACCTCATTATATTTGATGAAGCTGCCCTCGCCAACGGGATGGATGCGTTTAACATTTCTCTAAGACCTACTCTGGATAGACCTAACTCACGAGCTATTTTTATTAGTACGCCTCGCGGTCGTACTAATTGGTTTAGTGAGCTCTACAAACGTGGCTGGGATGAAACCCCAGAAGGCGTGGCTAAGGCCTTTCCGCAATGGTGCTCAATTCGAGCAACCTGGGAGTCTAACCCCCGCACTAGTCTAGAAGATATTGAGGAAGCTCGCTCAACTATGAGCGCTGCGGAATTCGCCCAGGAGTACGAGGCGGACTTCAATCAGTTCGACGGTCAAATATGGAATCTTCCTCCCGCGTGCGTGATTAAACTTCCTGAGGAATTACCCCGCTTTGATATGGTAGCGGGTCTAGACGTTGGTTTCAAGGATGCGACGGCTTTTTGTGTCGTGGGCTATGCCTATGAGGAAGACTGTTACTACTTCCTAGACGAATACTGGGCAACTGGACAAACAACTTCGACACACGCAGCGGCGATTCAGAGGCTTATTGCTCAGTGGGATATTGACTATATTTATATTGACTCATCGGCAGCACAGACGCGTTTTGACCTTGCCAGGGACTACGACATACCAACTATTCTAGCAGATAAAAGTGTGCTAGACGGAATCGGTTACGTCGCGGGTCTTGTGGAAAACGGGAAAGTGCGAGTGGCTTCACATCTGAAACAAACCTTGACAGCTTTTGACGCTTATAGATGGGATCCCAATCCTAATCTAGTACGAGAGAAACCAGTACATGATGAGGCTTCACACATGGCAGATGCCATAAGATATGCTCTTTATAGTTTTAAGAGTAGAGGAACAACACTATGACAGATATTTTTGAGCAAGAACGCGATAGAACTTATAAGGCCTCGCGCGCGCCTTTTGCAATTACACCTCACGCAACCAATGCAATTGACCCGATTCCAAAGCGAATTTATGTAGGAACTGGAGGAGACATTACTTTACGAGGTGTAGGTGGTACGGCTGATGTGGTCTATAAAAATGTGGGGGATGGAGTTTATCTCAATGTACGTCCACAATATATTAGAGTAACAGGGACAACCGCTAGCGATATAGTAGGGGAATGATTTACGAGTACTACGGAAATAAGGCTTTCTTTGGTAATACTACACGAACCTATTCGAATACAGTGGGGAACTTAGATTTTAGCAATCCAGATAACTCAGGATTGCTAGCCTTATTTCTAGGGCATATGGGAGTATTAACACTGGGAGTTTTAGACTTTAGTGACCCAGAAAATTCAGGGCTACTAGCTTTAGTAGTATAGGGAAATATAAATGACAACAATTAATGTAAAAGACGCCTCAGGAGCAACGGTAGCTCTAGAAGCTCCTCTAAGTCCGGGACGTAAAGCCGCCACAGCAGCTAACCCAGTTGTAATAGCAACAGAGGACTTAGCAGCTATTACAGCCTTAGGTACAAAGCTGGATACTTTAGCAGGCTATCTCGATGGTGTTGAGGGAGCTCTAGCAAGTATAGCCGGTTACACAGACGGACTAGAGGCAGGAATAGTCGGTTTAGATACTAAGCTAACAGCTATTTCGGGGTATACAGATGGGCTAGAGGCTTTGCTGGCTTCAATAGCAGGTTATACAGATGGACTAGAGTCTCTAGCGAGTACACTTAATAGTTATGTGGCTCCTTCTACTTCCGCTGTGGGTTTAACGCCTCATGATACGAATGCACTCCCCGTAGTTCCAAAAAGACTATATGTAGGAACAGGGGGAGATATAACTCTTAGACCAAACGGAGCAGGAACTGATGTTGTTTACAAAAATGTTGCCGATGGAGTTTACTTAAATGTAAGCCCCTCCCATATTAGAATAACTGGCACAACTGCTAGCGATATAGTGGGGGAATAATGAGAGACTTTTATTTTGGATCTATGCCTTTATTTGGTAATAGAAAAGGCTTCGCAATAATACCAGTAGCAGATAATTACCAATATTTCCGACAAGGCCACGACGTTTATATTTCGCTAGCCGATATTTATTCAGGTGCGGTGAGTGGTGCCGTTGATAGCGGCTCACTGCCTGACGGCTTATCTATCTCAGGTGCTTATATTATTGGGCATTTGACTGGCAGTGCTGTAACTGGTGATGTAACCCTCAGTTTTAATGGGGGTGTAGCAACGCGTCTTGTACACTTTGATATCAACGCAGCCAATCTTATTGCACCTCAAGCTGTTGGAAAGACTACAATAGATGGTACCGGCACAGTTTCGGGAGGCGCTGTATCATATACACTCAATCTGGGAACGCGTGATACTACGAATACTCCTGTAGCACAGGCTATAAATCTGTTTTTCCGTGGAACTTCTCCTAATATTGATGCGATGGTTGCGGATGTTGGAGGTAATGCCGCTACAATTGAATTAATAGAGAATGCTACCTCCAATCAGCGTAGTTGCATCATCTATCTCCCACCCACGGTGTTTGCTGGTTCAACGACTACTCTTAATCTCTCAGGTATTACTGGTACGGTAACGGCATCGAATACGTTCATTCAAGCCTATTCTATCATCAATGTATCTGCCGATGCACACCCCTTTAGTGTAGGAAAAGATGCAGGAACTAGTACCATTGATCCGGTTGTAGTGTTATCTATATCAGATTATGGCTTTGCAGCTGTTCATTGTGCACAAACATCAGTAACAACTACCCCCGCAAACGATTGTACAATCATTGGTGGATTAACGGAAGATTTTCGAAAGACAGGAACGACAACACAGGGTGTCTATCGCTTCTCAGGTCATACTACCACCGATGAAGCCACAGTTCCTAGTGGATCGTTTGGAATTCAGGCACTGCTTACTGATGGTGAAACTAACGTAACGGCAAGCAATGTCGATTGCGTAGGCTTCTCATTGCGCGGTGTTGATAGTGTTCAAACGCTTCCCGGCGTACTACCCTTGACAACACCAGCAGAGGATATGATGATCGGCCTTCTTGCTCCGGTTATTGGTGAAACTTATCAGCTAGACCTACGTGAAGGTCATTATGGTTGGACCGACTCCAC